CTGGCCTTGGCAGAGCGGGACCGCGCGGGTCCATGACCGGATTGTCCATTCCAGCAGGTTCCACAGCCAGGCCGACTTCGGGATCTTGTGGAAGAACGGGCCGCCGCCGGGCACGAATGGATTGTCACCGGGATAATACGGAAGGTCGAAAACGCCAAAGTTGGAGCCGCCACCACCACCGGAGATTTCTAGCAACCAGGATATTGTCGTCATGTTGTCCCGGTAGGGCGGCGAATAGGTCGAGCTGGCAAACGGCACTGTCGAGGCGAATGACGCCTGCCGTTGGTCTTTGAAGATGTCGTCTGCTCCTGCAGAAACAAGGGTGCCACCAAACGCCCCGTTGTTTGGGTCTGGAATGTAGGCGTATTTCTGCGTCTGGTTTGGATTCCCAGGAATCCTCACTGATGCGTCGGACCCGTTAAATCCTCCCCATTTGTTGATCCAGAAGTCACCGCCCCAAGGCCTGTTGTCGTCAAACGGCACTGTGACATCTATGCCGTAAGCTCTAGCGACGTCGAAGTCGTAGACGCTCGAAGAAAAGCCCCAAGGCCCACCCGGCGGGATGAAGGCCGAGTTGATCGCCTCGACCTGCTGGATTGCCCCTGTCGTCGATGTGCAGCTCCGGGCCGGTAGCACATTGGCCCATTGTAGAGGCGTTAATACCCCTGGGACAGCGAGGAGGAACGATTTGGTGCCGGAGGTAAACCGGAAGTTCTGCCACGGTCCTACGCCAAAACCGACGGGCCTGCTGTCGATCCAGAGCGTGCTGTTCTCGGCCGTGGTCTCGAAGTTGACCAGAAGGTTTCCGTCGATGCCGTAGGATGTGGAGCCCCTGACAGACAGCCCGGCCGGCGTCATGGTTACAAGGCTTACCTTTTCCTCCGAGATATCCACCACCTCGTCGTAAGTGTTCAGGAAGCCTAGCTCGACAGCCACCCGGCGCCGGAGGTCGCGCATTGAATCGAAGATGGTCGGCTCGTTACCTGCGGTCCATGTGAACGCCCCGCTGCCTGATCCCGGTGTCTCTGTGGTGTAGGCCACCGGGTAGACCGTCGAGATCGTTGTGCCGGCCGTGGTAATCTCCCAGAGTGGATATGTGGCGGTCGTAAAGATATTGCAGTCGATGGGCAGGATTCTGATGGTTCCGCGGCGGCTCACCATTGTCAGATCGGTCGGGTTGACCGTCACATCCACACCGAGGGCCTTGATCTGGTCGACCAAGGCAATGGTTCCAGTGAAGATCCGGATCTGATCGTCGTAGGCGTCACCGGCTGCGTTGTAGTAGACCACCCGGGCACGCCCCCAGGTGAACACGGCGTTGCCTATCGTCGTGTTGGCGTCGGTTGGGTCGGCATAAACGCCGGAGTAAACCTGGCGGATATCGTAAGGCAGGAACGGGTCGTAGACCGCCTGCATCACCCGGCGCCATTCGTTGATGATGAACGGGTTCGAGACGTTGTTGGCCTGGCTCGACCGTTCCAGCGCCAGGAACTCCGACTGGGTGCTCGTCTGCGACCATGACGGCGGGCCTTCAGCTAGGAACGGGATGTCGCCTGTGAAGTACGGGAAGAAGTATCGGCTGAAGTCGCCACCCGGCCAGCGGTAGGCCCAGGTGCCATCAGGACGGCGCCGGAAGGTCCGGCAGGCCCCGGCAGCCACAAACTGCCTGTCAGTGCTCCCGTCGGGCAGTTGCAGATAGACCACCGCGGCCTTCGGGTTGCAGTTGTGCACCCGGTAACAGTCAAAGCGCTGGTAAGTCCTTGGGATCCGGAAGTCGAGCTGTCCCTCGAGGGCGATCTCGGCAACGGCCAGCCGGTGTTTGTGGATCCGCCCTGGTGGCAGTGTCGGGTCGATGGCTGCCCCTAGGCTGCCACGGACGTAGGAGGTGCCGTTGCCGGCATCCGGATCCCATCCTAGGTGGATATCGTACCGGATCCCGTCGATCTCCCGGGTCAGTAGCTCGAAGCTGAAGTGTATGGTGCCGATGTCACAGGTGAACGGGTCGGCACCGATGATCGGATGGTCGACATAGATCTGGCCGCGCTCGGTGTCGAGATACTGGTTCTCCAGCTTCGACAGCTCGATGGCCACCTGCGTTTGATCGTGGTTGTCCCGGTAGACCGAGCCGATGCCTGGGATGCCTGTTCCAGTGTCCCGGAGGCGCCTACAGGAGGCCGGATCGTTTCGGAAGACGTACCAGACGCCATACGGGTACTGGCCCTCCCAGACGCCTGCTGCGGAGTTGGCGAAGAGAGGTGACTTGCCATCCAGCACCCGGGCGCATTTCTGGTCTGCCCGGGAGTAAAGGCTGTTCAGGTTCCGGGCCGTGAACATCCGGTCGGTCCGGCTGGTGGCGAAAGGCATGGGTGGTCAATAGAACCAGGACTCCTCGGCTGTCTGGCTCACGGCTGGCTGGGTCTTTAGGGTGGTGCCGTTGGCGTTCTGTTCCACCCGCTGACCGGGGCCGGCGACGAGCTGCACCCGTCGGACGGCCTCGATCAGCTGGTTAATGGCTCGAGCATGGTCTGCCTTCAGACCGCGCTCCGAGAGTTTGGCTGGCAGTTGTAAAGCCATAGCTTACAGCTCGCAGAACTGAACCATGATCTTCACCGTGCCGGAGCTGGATTTGACCAGCGTGGTCCAGCCCGAGTCGATGCGAGGCAGCAGGCAGAACTCGCCGGGCGCGATTCGGATTGGCCAGACGATATTCGGTGAGATCACCGCATCGTAACCGCCGACAAACACGCTGTTGATGGTGTCGAGGTTCCGGATCAGTACGCGGTATGGGGCTGTGAGATCGGCCGTCAGGTCGAGGGCCTCGGATCCGGTGCCGACGTCCTGCGTCTGTTGCCCCATGTCGGTGCCGGTCATATTGGCCGTCACCGTGAAGGTTGTTCCGTCGATGGAGGCCCCGCCCTTGGCGGCGAATAGCCTGGCCGACATTTGGACTTCGTTTGCCATGGCGGGTGGTTCGTTAGATTTCGCAGAAGGTGGCTTGGACGGTCACCGCGGCGGTGTCAGCCCGGAAGTAGAGCGTCTGGCCGGAGGCGACGTAAGGGATCAGCATGGTCTCACCGGCCGGGATCCGCATGGTGTAGGTGCCGGAGACAAAGCCCAGGTCGACGAAGTTGGTGCTGTCCAGGTTGCTCACCAACAGCTTGTATGGGGCTGTGACATCGACGGGCACATCCAAGGCCTCGACGGTGGTGCCGATCACTTGAGTTTGGCTGCCCATGTCGGTGCCGGACATCGTGACGCTCTTGGTGTAGGTGACGCTCGGGAGGTAGGCGCCATTCTTCGCGGCGTAGAGCCGGGCCGTCATTTGGATTTCATCTGCCATAGATTGTGTGGGTGTTGGGTGTTGGTGTTAGAGGATCGGGTAAATGTCGGTGTCGTATGGGGCAAACGTCCAGGAGATGTTCTGTTCCACCATGTTGGTCTTCACGATCAGGCTCGAGGAGTAGTTCGTCTGCTTCCAGCCCCAGGTCGTCCCCGATGGCGCTGCAGGCTTTCCAGTCTTCGGATCAATGGGAACAGCCGGGAGCATCGAGTAGACCGAAAATGGCAGGTTCCAGGCAGTGATGAAGCTGGCCGGTGTGTAGACCGGCGGGATGCCTTGTGGCACCTGCGGCAGGCCGAGACTGCCTGAGAACATGGCCACACGGCTCAGGCTGATTCTGCCCACCGGAAAAGAGTCCTCGCCGCGGCAGAGTTTCTGGAAAACCTTTTTAGCCAGCGGCAGGTTGCCAAGCGGTGAAACGTCGGTGAGTTGCTGGCCGCTTGAAACGGCGTCCTCGATGGTCTTCTTGTAGAAGGCCGGATCTCCTGTCGCCTCAGCTTCGGCAGCCACGGCAGGAAGGGCGAAAAGTGAGATATCGAGGTAGTCGGTCCGAAACTCGTACCGGATCTCCGGAGTCTCCTGGCCGGCCACCGGGATGGTGGCGGCGTCTATCGGGTCGCCTGGGTCCGCAGTCGGGCCTGAAAAGATAACTGTGGCCGAGGCATAGGGGCCATCCTCGATGGTGCTGTATTTGGCGCCGATGTTCGACCAGTTGAGTGTGGCCAGCCGGATGGCGTCCTTGGTTCCGCGGTACTCAATCGTCCACACTGGTCCGGTGCCTGAGCCCGACTGGTCGAATCGGCGGCTGACCTCGATGTAGCCCGGGAAGGCCGACAGCTCGGTGGATTGTTGGATCGTTGCCATGTTATTCGGAAACAGCCTCGGCCGTCCTCTTGGTGTTCTTGGCGATGTCCCGGAGGTCTTGGGCCTGTGTCCTCACGTTGCCAAAGTAGCGGTCCATGTTCGACTGGAAAGCGGTGAAGCCGCCAGTGCGTGCGAGTTGGTCGCCGGTAGAGGCAGAAACGGCCACCGTCTTGAATGCGGCTTGCTGCTCGACGATCTTCGACTTGGCCCGCATTTCCTCCCGTCGTTGGCGCTCGGCCTTTTTGTCTTCGGCCTCGGCATCCATTTCATCCAAGGCGGTCCTTCTGGATTGATAGAACTGCTGGAACCAGTGCTCTTGATGGAAGCCTGCGCGGCCCGGTGAGAACATGGCACCAAAGAAGCCTTGGATGCCTGCACCAAGGGCGTCGAGTTGTCGGAGTAAAGGGGCGCCAAGATCGGAAATCATGGTTCCGATTCCGACCTCGAGGCCTTTCTTCATGGTGTCAACGCGGTCGTTGAACTCGTCGAGAGAAGCCACCACTTCGTTCGACATCACAAGGCCGAGGTTTCGAGCCTTTTCCGCGGCTGCATCCAGGCCTTCTGCCATTGCTGGGATCAATGAACCAGCACCTCTGCCTGCCAATTCTCTGAATGGGCCTACCAGCTTTTGCGGGTCTATTCCTGACTCGAACTTCTTGCCAAAGGCTTTGAAAAGGTCTTCGCCACCAAGGTCTTTGATTTGCTGCATCGAGACGCCCATTTTGGAGAAGTTATCAATGGTGGCCTGATCGCCAGCCAAGGCTTTCATTCGGGCGATTGAGATTTTCTCAACAGCTCCGGCGACGTCCTCGAGGCTGGCGCCGCTTTGCTCGGCAGCGTACTGCATCTCCTGCAGGAACTCGACCGACACACCGAGTCGGGTGGAAAGGTCGTTCAGCTTTCCGGCTGTCTCGATGGCTCTCATTCCGAACTCGGCGATCTTGTCGACCGCGAACATTCCGGCCAGTGAACCGGAGATTTCACGGCCGATGCCCTTGGCCATCGACTGCGACCTTTTCAGGCCGGTCTCGAAAGCGGTGCCATCGAGGCCGAGTTTGGCGAGTAGGGAGAAGATTGCCATGGTGTCAGTTCTTGATTGCTTCCTGCTGCTTCATCCAGCGCCAGAGGGCCTCGTCCTTCGGGCTCCACAGTTCGACATCACCATGGGTCTCGGCCCGAGCCAGGACAAGGCGCTCGGCGTCGCCGATGGGCATGGCCAGCACGGTGTCCTCCTCGAGGCCGATCTCGAGGCAGCAGGCCAACATCCGCTCGGGCCAAGGCATCGAGAGCTGCCTAGCGTTGCCCTGCTTCATCAGAATTTCCGGGGCGGTCGATTGCCCGGCCATCCATTCGTTCCACTTGTCGAGCTCGGCATCGAATGACAGGCGCTTGACCTTCCATGTCCACACCTTCAAGGCCAGGTTGCGGAGGGGCGAATAGATCGCCGCCAGCGACTCTTGGACGGGCTGGGAACAAATGAGCACCGCGGTCATGAGATCCGCGCGGCCGACAGGGCCTCCGACAACCAGCGGCGAGCCGATACGGTGGAGCACCAGTGAGTGCCCCACCGAATACGGCAGCAGCCGGAGCCCCATCACCACCGGGCAGGGCTTGGCCGTCGCTGTCAGGATGTCGGCCAGTTGGCTCACAGGCTGGTGGCGGCGCCGGTCACGGTGATGTTGGTGTACCGCTTCAGGGTGATGGTGCCGGTGGCCTTGCCGGTGGCCGTGGTCTTGATCGAACCACCGCCAGCGTAAATCCAGCGGTTTCCGGTATCAGCGTTGATGGCGTCAGCGTATCCGCCCATCTCGATCACCGGGGCGCCGCTGATGATGCAGGTGCCATTCACATCAGGAAGGGCCGCCGACAGCTTGGCATTTGCCACGCTGGTCGTGTTGGCTGGGACGAAGTTGATGGTCAGGGTCAGCCGGTTGTTGTAGCCGATGTGGCCGACCACCTCGCCGGAGCTGTTCCGCACCTCTTCGGTGTCGGCCTCGTGCGTGATGTCGTAAGACTCCATATCGGGCGAGACGTACCCGCTGACAACGAGGGCGCCTGCGGCGTCGTAAAGCGCCAGGGTCGCCGGTGATCCGAAAATGTATTTGCTGCCTTGTGTGTTAGCCATGTGGGTTTGGTGTTAGGTGGTTGCGCTGCAGTAAAGGGTGAAGGTCCGGGTGAACGTCCTGGACCGATTGGAGATTGAGGCAGCCCCAAAGTCCAGAGGGGCGGCGAACTGGGCCGTAAACGGGCCGCTGGCGTCGTTTGTTGCGGCATCCAAGGCGGAGGCCCCGGAGTCGTCAAAGAGCGGCAGGATCCGATTGTCGAGCACCTGCACGGTGGTCAGGACAGCAGCCTCGTCGGTGTCGTCGGCCGATAGCTGCAGCTCGACAGAAACCTCGACCTCATTCGTCAGGTCCACCCGTTGGACAGGCCGGGCCGAGTTGGTCGAGACCACCACCCTCGGGAAGTTTGGCATGACGTCCTCGAGGTCCGGGTCGTCGTACAGGCCGCGGCTGTAGGAAGTCAGGCAGGTAGGCGTGCCGGCACCGGAGGTCGACCAATCGGCGGCTGCCAGGTAGTCTGCCACGGCCTTCTCTGCTCTGAGTGCTACGGCGTTCATTTGATGGCGATCCCGTTTTCCTCCAGCACCTTGCCATTGGCAAGCATGGCCTCGGTCATGTGGCTGGTCAGCTCGACCAGCTCGTCGTCCATGGCCTTCTGCATTGCGGTGTTGTAGATGGTAGAAACTCGGTTGTATTGGTTATCGGCCACGCCGGCAGTCATGACCACCGAGGCCGTCGGGTTGAAGCCCGGGACTGCCTGGATGCCTCGGGCCTTGGTGCCCTTGTGCACGGCCACGTTCTCCTCGGGCAGGCCGTACTGGTTGGCAAGGGCCACCAGGGCGGCGTTCGTCTTCTTGGGCGCCTTGTAGCCTGCAGGCTTCGACAGCGGTTTCCACTTCGGGCTTTGGAACTGGGTGAAGCCCCGATTGTAAATCCGGATCACCTTAACCACGCCGGAGCGTAGGTATCCCACCGAGCCGATGGCTTTACGCATCAGGGCCGAGGCGGCTGCCTTCATCTCCTCGCCGTAGAGGCCGCGGCGTCCTGCCTTGGCTTCCTTGGATTGGGCGATCAGGTGCACCCGTCGAAGCAGGCGGGACTTGCCGATGCGTTTGCCGGTCTTCTTGCTCTTCCGGTTCACGTCACCGAGTGGCTTGCCTAAATAGTCGGCAATGCGGCGCCGTTCCTGCCCGGGGCTCTTAGGCGGAACCAGAACGAACAGCCGAACCATCAGGAAGAAAAACCGGGCGTTGATGGCCTTGTGAAGGTCGCGGCTGGTCGAAAGCAGGTAAGCCTTCATGGCAGCGTCGAACTTGCTGCTGTCGACCGTCATGTTTACGACAGGCCTCACCGGGTTTTAGCTCCTAGTTCGAGGCTGTAGTAAGCGCCGGAGGCATCCACCCGGCAAGACAGGATCCGGAGGGTCCGGCCTTGGTAAACCAGCGTGCGGCCGACCACCGGCCTTGGTTTGCAAAAGGTCAGGGCGATTCGGTCGGTGTTCTCCTGCAGCAGATAGTAGCCATCCTCCTTCAGCAGCCTCGAGAACTGGGTTCCCTGGTCGAGGGTGTAAAGCGTGGTGTCCATCGAGACCAGCGTGCTGTCGAATGTCTTCCAGTCGCTGAACTTGACTAGGATCCTCGAGGCCACGTTGTCCTGGAAACCACCGGCCACCGGGGTGTTGGCATCGGTGACGGCTGCCGGGATGCATCGGATCGACGAGCCCTCCCAGATGAACATGGGCGCCCCCAGCATCTGCTGGAGCACCGTCATGCCCTGCTGGAGACTGGAGCCGATGGTCGTCATTTACGCGGTGAAGTAGGTTCCGGAGATCAGAAGGCGGCTGGTGGCCTGTAGCTGCCCGGCCAAGCTGGTGATGTCGCCGGTCTCGTAGTGATAAAGTGTGGCGTAGGATGTGCCACCCACAGCCTTGCCGATCACCGCGGTCTTTGCCTGGGTGGTGGCGTTGTCCAGCCAGATGGCTAGGGCGGCGTCGTAGGTCACCGAATCCGGGAGGCTGATGCGAAGGTCGCCGGTGGCGGCGCCTGTCACCGAGTTGACGGTGATGTCGGCCGTAAATGTGGTGACGAATCCGATTGAGGTGTGCCGCGCGGTGTTGACCGTGTAGGCGAATGTGCGGCCGCCACCGGAGTCGGTCAGCGTAGGCGCCCAAGTCGCCGGGGCTGTCATTGGCAGCTCGGCGTAGACCTCGGTGAAGTTGTCGTTGATCTTCTGCCCGGCGCCGCGGAGCGTGTCCCCGGTGTTGTCGTTGGCAATGGTGCCGATGTTGATGATTTGCTGGGCCATGGTTATTCCTTCGGGAGTGCGTACCAGCCCTCCGGGATGATCACGCGGTTTCTGCTTTTGACGATAGATCCGGCCGAGTCCTTCGCCCAGACTTTAGCCTTCACGGGTTCAGCTAGGCGAACGGGTGTCCCCGGAGGCACTAGGACCACGCGGGTCGGGGCGCAGGCCAGCGTCGTCAATACGAGCAGCAAGCAAGGCAGCCAGCTTCGGATCCTTCGCGCCGTCTTCACTGGTTTGGTCCTTCTGGTCGATCAGTTTGTCCAAGGCCGCCTTCATCAGGCCCTGACTGATGCTTAGGAGTGGGTCCATTCAGATCCTTTTTGATCAGCTTTGAGTGAAACATCACGCCCCACACAAAGATGCCAGCTAGGCCGCAGTTGAGCATGATCTCCGATGGCGCGGGTGTGGATGCTGTGAGGCAGTTGAAAAGGGCGCCGGCGGCCGTAGCTGTCAGCGAAAGGCGCAGGAATAGGCTGCCGACCATCGGCCATTTGTTCACCACGCCTTCCGTACGGTAGAGCATCACCATAAAACACGACACACCACCAGCCAGAAGGCCGTTGGCGGTCATGTTGATGGCGGTGTCAATCTTCACTTCTTGCGAAACTTGTCGATCACAAACTCCACACCATGCAGGCCGAGGAATCCCATTATGAACGCCGCGGCGTACTGGGTGTTGCTGTTCTGCATATTGAAGGCGTCGACCACAAGCGGTGTGAGATAGTTGGCCGACAGGGTGCCGGCTAGGAGGCTGGTGGCGGTCGTAAACCAGTCCTTGTGGCCGTCGCGTTTGACGGTAAGGAGGCTTCCAGCGAAGCCGGCTACGAGAAGGCCGATGTTTATTCCGAGTTCTCGCAGCGTGTCCTTCACTTGGCCTTGTCCTCCGGTTGCGCGTCAGCGGCCTTGAGAGCGGTGAACATAGCACCGGCACCACCGACAGCGGCGGCGATTGCGCCACCCATGTCACCGGCCACGGCCTGTTTGATGGCAACGCTCAGAGCGGCCAGCAGGACGGCAACGCCGCCAGCGGTTGTTTTCCAGTTCTTCATTCGGGTTTGGATTGAGCGGCTGCGATGATGGCAGCCTCGATGATGTCGTAGATAGGCTGGCCGACCCTGATGTTGGGAACGCCTCCAGCCTTCATGGCGATTTCAACGAGCTGGGCAAGCTGCTGGGCCTGTTGCGGTGTGAATTCAATCTTGATCATACGGTCGGAGCATCGGCAACAACGACAGGCTCGGCAACAACAACCGGCTCTTCCACCACCACCGGAGCGGGAGGAGCGGGCGGCACCCAAGGCAGCGGCAGCACCACAACCGGCGGGTCGATCTGGTTCTGGATCTGGAGCGAAACGTTGGCTTCGATGGCGGCCTGATCGACTCCGTTCTGATAGCACCAACCCAACACCTGATCCTGCGTCAGTTCGTTGTACGGCGTGAAGCTACCACTCGGCGGAGCGAACGAGCAGGAGCCGTAGCAGGTTCCGCTGTAGCTGTCCTGCGAGCCGTTGCAACGCCAGTCGGCAGTGATGACGACATCGGTGAGCGAGCCTTCGGTCGGCTTGACGAGAAGGCGTTCGATGATCCAAGAGATAGTGGGCATGGTGGTATGAATTAGGCGTTAGCGATGGTGGTGACAGTGCCAGAGCTTCCACGGTACTTTAGCGCACCGGCTTCGACGTAGAGTTGACCGCCGGTGACGTTCGCAGTCGGAGCGGTTCCGTTGGCAATCTGGATGGTCTTGGCAGCGGTTGTTCCAGCAGCGGTCAGCCCCACCAACAAATTCCCACTCCCATCCAGCGTCATCGCCTGAACCGAATTGATGAATGCCGCTAGATTGTTACCACTAGATCCGATTTGGACTCGGGTGTAGCTGCTAGTGCCAGCATCAGCAAACGATAGAAAAGCATTCGCTCCTGTGGTTTCGATGATTCCACCCTGTGTTACCGCGCCAGCTTTTGAATGGAATCTAGCACTCGGCGTAACCCCGATGCCGACGTTGCCGGAGGTGTCCAGCCGCATCTTTTCGGTGCCACCAGTTCCAGCACCAAACTTGATTAATCCACCAACAGCAGCCAGCGTGAGTCCGGTGCTTTCTGAAAACAACTGACCACGAAGCGTTCCGCCGTCTGTCAGATCAATTTCACCACCATTGGTTCCGTTGATCGTAAGCGTCGTGTAATTCGCGTAATTGTTAGGACTGGCAGTTCCAATGCCGACATTGCCACCAGTAACCTTCAGCTTGTTCGTTGCCACCGTCAGGTCGCCGGTGATGGTGGCGGAGGCGAGGGTGGCGGTGGGGCTGCAAGCCAGAAGGTTGTTCAGCGTGACCTTCTTCGTCGTGCCGGTGGCAGACATTCCACCGGGAGAAACATCCGACACATCGACAATGACGAGCGGATCGTTTGCCGGATCAGTTCCGGTTCCAATGGATGCAAGTGCCGTGATCTTTGAGTCTGCCATAGTGTGAAAAGGTTAGTCTGTGATGAGTGAGAAAACGATCTTGGATGTCCCGTCCTCTTGTAGGACAAGGAACTCGTCCTCCTGCAGCATGTTGCGCGCAGCGGGAGGGTATGGGTCGATGGCCGACTCGGAGTCGGATGCCAGCGACAATGTGAGGTCGAGCGTCATTAGGTCGTCGCGCGGCCGAGGTAGGCGAGGGCTTTTCCGCTGGCGAGCTGGAAGCTTGTGATCCTGCCTCGGATAACGAATCCGGATGGAAACGTGATGCCGGTCCAGGTGCCCGATATTCCGAATCCTGCGATGCTCGTCAGGGTTCCGGATTCGGCGAACTGGATGGCCGTGAAGGATCCGGTCTGAGCGGCGGTGGTCGTGACAGGAATCACGCCCTGAAATCCCATTGAATCCTGTACGGCGATGTCGGTTTGATATGCTCCCATGATGTCGGTTTAGAAGGGGGCCCCGGCCATATTGCCGAGGCCCCCGGGTTGTCTGTTATCCTTTGCGAATCTTCGGTGCAACGCTGCCCTGTATCCACAGGATCAGCTTCGAGCCCTCTGCAATCTTCGCGGTGTTGAAGTCGGTGCGCTGGGCGGCTGCATCGACTTCGGGACCGGCGACAATCTTGGATTTGCCTGCCTTGTCCACCGAGATGGTTGTGGCGATTCTCATGGTTTAGCCTATTAGGCGGTCACGAGAACTTCGGCCTGCGTGGTGTCCGCGGCGGCGGCACCGAACATGATGTCGTAGGACGCCATATGGCTGCGGCTGGCGCGGCTGTACCAGACAGACAACAGGGCGGAGAGGCCGTTGTTGGTGGTGACCGTGCGCTGCTCGATGAACTCGCCGGCGATCATTCCGACCGGGAGGCCGGAGGCGATGGCGATGGAGTCAGGGCCGCACACGAAGCCAACGGCGTTGGTCTCGGCCGAGGTCCAGCGGTTGTTCTCGGCGATCACATCGAAGCCGAATCGACCGTTGTTGAGCGCCTCGTAGCGACCATCCGGGAAGGTGCTGGTCGCCGCGGAGAACTGCAGGCGAGCCAGGTGGCCACCGTCGAGGATCAGGTTCTTGCTGCGGTAGTTCTTCGCCAGGGCGAGGATCGCCGGGAGGTCGCTGGTGTCGAAGTTCGCAGCCGTGCCGATAGCGGTGGCGGCGCCGTAGTTACCGGAAACCATCAGGGCGGTCAGGACGTCGCTGATGCCATAGGCGAACAGGTCGGCAGAGCCAGCGGCCAAGTCGGCCAAGCTGAAGCCCTGGTTGAGCTCCTGCTGCGTCACGGTGAAGTTCTTCGAGATCTGGTTCACGGTGACCGAGGTGGCGGCCAGCGTGCTGTCGTTGTTTGTTTCCCAGCTCGTCGGGTTGGTCTGGGCGGCGGTGCCGGTGGTGTATTTCTTCACCTGCACGGTCGCGCGGGGGCGGAGGTTGTCCAGGCCGACGTTGCGGCTGAATGCGGAGACCAAGGCCAAGCGGTTGGCGGCCACGGTGATCACGGCGTCGGCGAGGTAGTCGACAACCAAGCCCGAGGCGAACGTGTTGGCGTTCTGCGGGGCGTGGATGGCGCTTTGGCGCAACAGCTCGCTGTGGTTGGAGACCAGCCAGGATCGGCGCTCAGCACCGGCCTGCATCTTCTTGTGAGCCTCGAGCAACGGGTTGCCGAGGTTCTCGATGCGAACCGGGGCGATGGGCTCCGGAGCGGGGGCGGCGGTGGGAGCCTTGGCGCTGATGGCAGCGGCAACGGCCTTGGCGACGATGGCGTCGATGTCGAGGGCGGTCGGCGCGGTAGGAGCGGCCGCCACCACGGTGTTTGATTCAGTCATGTTGTGTGGTGTCTGCTGTGATGTCGGCGCGGTTGTCGCGCCATCGGCGGCAGCGGGAGTGCTGCCGGTCGAAAGTTTGTCCTCAGTCTCGGAGAGCTCTTGCTCCTGGTCGATCTGAGTGGCCAAGGCGGTGAACCAGTCACGGCCAGCGGCGCCTCCCCAAAGGTTAGCGGCCACATCGGCCGGCGTGTTGGGATCGGCCTCGAGGAATCGCTCATTGCGCGCCCACCAGGCCACAGCCTTCTTCACCTTCTCAATGCTTGGTTCTTCGCCCTTTGCCATGTTGCGGGCCTCGATCACGGTGGCCTCTTCCAGACCGTCGCCACCAAGGCCGGCCTCATATTGCTGAATGCCGCGCTCGAGGTTACGGCGAACGGTAGGAGGGGCCGAGCGGGTGACGGCTCGAGGATGCCAGCAGGCAGCCATGGCCGGGAGCTCGGTGCATTTGTCGATCAGGCCGAACTGCATGGCCTCCTGGGCGGTAAACCAAGTCTCGGCAGTCATTGCTGCCCGGATTTGAGCCATGGGCTTTCCGGTGCACTTGGCATAAATCGAGGCGAGCACTTCGGCATGCTGGTCGAGAGCGTCGGCCATCTTCCGCATGTCCTCCGAGGTTCCGGCCACCATTCCGGATGGATCGTGAATCATCAGTAGCGAGGCGTCGGCCATTTCCACCGTGTCACCGGCCAAGGCGATGATTGAGGCAATGGAGGCAGCAATTCCGACCACCCGGGTGGTGACGGGCGCCTGCCGGCCTCGGAGCATGTTGTAGATGCTAAGGCCGTCCCAGACGTTGCCACCTGGGCTGTTGATCTCGACCACCAGGGGGCCTTGCCCGACATCCTGCAGGGTTTGGCTGAAGGCCTTTGCAGACAGGCCCGAACCACCGAACCAGTCCTCGCCGATCTGGTCGAAGATTTGGATGGTGGCCGGCTCCATGGCCGAGGCCCGGGGCTGGTAGGAAAGCCAGTTGGTTACTTTAGTCATTCGGTTTTCTTGGCCCTAGGTTTGCGTTTCTTTGGGGCGGCCACGGCAACAACCTCTTGGATGGGCTCGGCAGGGATTTGTTCAGGCATAGTGCCCGAGGGATCCTCCTGCATTGCCATGTCGGCCGGCTCCGGGGCGATTGGTTGCTTCTGGGCGGTCGAGATTTGGGAAACGTCGATGCCGTACTTGCCGGCCAGGTCTTGAATGTATTTGGCCTGCTGGGCCTTGGACTCCAGAGCCGAACGCCAGTCGATGCCGCGGGCGCCGTAAATCTCGTCGTAAGTGGTCACACCGGCCTCGAGCTCGGCGAGCTGGGCGGCCGAGTTGCGGCCGACATCGACATTTGGAGCCCGGGGCGCCTGGATGGCTACCTCGTACCAGTCGTCGGGAGAGTCGCGCAGGCTGGGATCCACACGGATGGCGTATTCCATCACATATTCCCAGATCCGACGGGCGGCCGAGGCCATCACCTGATGGCGGCTTCGGAACCACACCGACGACATATCCAAGGCGCCGCGGTAGACGGTGCCCTGCATACCTTCAGGGAATACCAGGACGTAAGGGATTCCGACGCCGGCGCACACCTTCTCGGTCAGGTTGCGCCAATATTCGCGCATGTTGACATTCGGGCGGTCGGCTTGGAACTGCTCGAACTCGTCGCCGGTCTTCAGGACTTTGACGGTGCTGCCGAAAATGTTTTCGTAGTAGGTCTGGGCGGTGCCTTGGGATCCGGCAACACCGGAGCGAAGGCTCGTTGCCTGCACCTCGCCGGAGCTCGTCTTGATCACCTGAGCCACACTGGAAGCCAGCTTGCAAGACTCCATTTCGAGCTTCTGCAAGTCGTCCAGGTCGTGCAAGTCATTGATGACGCACGCCACAAACGGGAGGCCGCGGAGCTGGCCTGCACGCTGGGGCTCGTAAATGTGGACGATGGAGTCGGAAGAGATCGACCGGATGTCGGTGAGCTGTCCCTGCTGCTGCTCTTGGCCGATGTAATACGAGATTGCCCGGCCTGTCTTAGGATCGAACCGAACGCCGTCGAAGACGTCCGGCTGATTCTCCTGTCCTGTTGGGGTGGAGACCTGCTGCGGCTCGATGAGCTGCAGTCGGGGCCGGCCGGTCTCGCCCTTGGTCAGGAGCAAGAAGCTTTCACCATCGTAGAACCAGCCACGGGCAGCCAATGACATCAGGGTGCCGAATGACTGCCGGGATCCGATGTCTGGGTAGCGGCACCAGATATCCCACCATTTCTTTGCCTTCAGGTTCCATTCCGGATCCGAGGAGGCAGGTTGCACCGAGAAGTTGCTGCCGACCGTGTAGTTCTCGAACAGGTCGCCAAGGCGGTTCATCACCGCGTTGTTCTGCTCGAAGAATCGGGACTTCCGGACGATCTGCTGGCGGGTGCTGCTGGTGACATCGAACCGCACCGAGGTGTAGCTGGTGTCGAGGAATGAGCGCCGGATCGAGTTAGACGCGCCCTCGTAGCGGTCGACGGGTGCCGACCGGAACTTGTTCAGGATGGTGTCGAGAAATCCCATCAGGTCATTCCCGTTCTGATGGTTCCCTCTCGACGAAAGTTCGAGAAGTCGCCGCCGTATGACGTCGCAGCCACAAGGACCACGGCCATCATCTTGTTGTAAATCTGGGTATCGGTCGGGCTGCTGATGCCGTCCTGGCCGAGGTAGTAGACCGCCAGGTCGTAGTCATCGAGGAGGCTTTCCCACATCTCGACCATCTCGGACGGGGTGGGGGCGCCTTTGCCGGGTTCCGCGAACTCGACCGAAACATCCGACGATGAAGTCGACCGGACAACCTGGCCGGACTCGATCACCGCGGAGGCCGCCACGGACTTGGCAGCCAAGGCAGCCAGCAGGGTCACGCCACCGAGCGTCGAGTAGACAGCCCGGAGGTAGCTCCTTTTGATGGCCACCGTGAATGTGAACATTCCGGGCGGGACAATGCATACCAGCCCGGCCTGTGCAATAGGTTAGCAAAACCTAGTTATCGGGTGTAGGAACCAAGTCGTTCCACAGCATCACCATGGCAAGCTGCATGATTTCGCAGTCGTGGAGATGGTCGGGCCACTTTTGGTTTCGCTTCACCCAGACGTGTTTGATTCGGCCGGCGCGATTGGCCTGTGGCCGCAGGACGTGAGAATCGAGGTGGCGCCAGTAGAGGTCGGGCTCGGCGATGTAGGCTCCTTCAGCCTGCACGGTGGGCGGCTCCTGATGGACTCCCCATTCCCTGTCAATGTCACCTTTCCGGAGCCTCGAAAGCATATCCCGGAGGTGCTCGGTGTCGAATA